GCCGAGGCCAGCCAGATCGGATGCAGTCAGGACGACAACCGAGTTGTCGAATGTGATCCAGGGCGTGGTGAATGCCGGATTGAGGATGCCCAGCACCGCGGCACCGGTGATGCGCTGCACGCTCAGATCGTCGCAGTCGTAGCGCACGCCGCCGAACAGGAAACCGGCCTCCAGCGCGGCATCGCGGGCGCGGTCTATCTGGGCGATCTTGGCCTGGCGGACCTCGTCCAGCGTCGGGGCAGGCTCTGTTTCCGGCGCCGGTGCGTCTTCCAGAACCCAGCCATCGGACCAGCGTGCGCGCTTGCCTTGGGGAACCACGGGCGGGAAGGCATCGACGGCGCCGCCTGGAATCAAGAACACGCCCTGTTCCAGCGGCGATCTCTGTGCGGTCGTGGTGCCGACGTAGTAGCCGTCAGCGTCGAGTTGAGAAACCGTTTTCATAGTCGTCCTCAGATTTTGATGCAGGCGAGCAGCGCGATATTGCGCGGTCGTGTCTCAGTGCCACCCGCACCGCCGATCTGCTGGCCGGTGGTAGCTGATGGCGTGCCGGTGTAGGCGGAGTAGTTCGTGGCGTTGGAGCCATCGCGCTGAAAACCGCCGGTGCCGTCAGGGCTGGACACAGACGCTGTACCGGAGCGATACTGGTGGCCGTGCAGTTTGATCTCGTCGGACTGGGCAGAGCCGAGCACCCGGCCCGTATCGACCGCCCGAGCGTCATCCCAGCCGCGAATGAACTCACCGCGCAGATCCGGGATGTTGAAAGTCGTGGATCCGTCGCCGGCCCCGAACGTGGTTCCGATCGCCGCAAACAGCGCGGCGTAGGCTGTGCGGGACACGGCCGAGCCATCCGCCTTGAGCCATCCGGATGGAGCGAACGACATTGCGAAGTGCGCCACCGCTCCGGCCGGCAGCAGTGCGTCCAGTTGCTGTTTCGGCACCGCCTGGAGCGCGGTCGAGGCATTGCCCGGCAGCACGGGTGACGAGCTGAACGTCTTGACCCCTGCTACCGTCTGCGTGCCGGTAAGCTTTACAACGTCATTGTCTGCAGCCGCTTCGAGAATGGAGCGAGCGGAAACTGAATTGGCCGCAGACAACAGTGTTTCAATGTAGGTCGTGACAATCAGCGCGGTCGGGTCGAACACGTCGAGCGTAGTCACATTTCCCAGCACGTCGAATCCGAGCAGTTTCGATGCGCGGGTCGCGGCGTCGTCCGTGATGGTCTGGTCCGTCAGCGTTTCTTCGGGCAGCTTGATCGATCGCGTGGCGTCAGACTGCAACCCCTGCATGACCATCCATATCCGGTCCAGATCGAGGTTCAGCGTTGAGGCCAACAGATCGCCCGCCTCGACGTAATCGACCAAGCGGGACAGCGACATTTTGCGCCGCAGGATCAGCGTGCCGGATGCGGGAGCCACCGCGAAGGTGACATTGCCGCCAGTGACGGAGCCCACGCCGGAGATCGTGAATCCCGAAGTGAGTACCACGCCGTCGAGCGTGACCTGCAGGTCGCCGGATGAAAGCAGCAGGTATGCGTAGGGGAAGACTGTGGTGATGCCGTTCGCCGCGAAGGAGGCGACCGGGGTCTGGACTGGTACGGACATTGCGCGCCCCGCTGTGGGTTGCGAGAGCGCAGGCCGGTCAGTATTCGACCGCCACTTCGTGCGCGCCCCCGGATGGACGCCAATCATCCGACTCAACTGCGGACGGAATCCCGGCAACATGGGCGAGCAGACGCTCCGGCGTGTCCGTGACGGCTGCCGCACCCGCGTCGATGTAGTCGTCCGCCTGCGCCTGCGTCATCGGGTTGAAGTCGCGCATCTGTACCGCGGCCGGGCCATCGAGCACCGACACATGCGCCCACAGTTGGCCGGCAGACTGCAGCAGCGGCTCAAACGATTCGACGATGCGCTTGTTCTTGCTGACGCCCGACGGTGCGGGTTCTTCCTTCACACCGCACCGCAGCCGGCGCTGCTTCAGGGCCGCGCGCAGCACGGTCGGCGCGAACGCTCCGATCCCGTTCGTCTCGACCGTGATCCGCGGGACGTGGAACTGCTCGACCAGATCGCACAACTGCCAGACTTGTCCGCCGATGATGTTCTTCCCGCTCGCGTCGAACTCGGCCACATCCCCGGTCAGGCGCTCAGACCGGTGCCAGTAGCGACGGCCCACCTCGTCCTGAAGCACGATGGCAACGGCAGACACGTCGCTCCCGAGTTTCCCGGACGACGGGTCCCACCGGCAGGCCATGCCAACGATCCGCACGGCACCCAGCGTCATGACGGCGCTGTTGTTCGCGTACCGGATCGCAGGCTCCGCGTCGTAGGGCAGCATCTTGTCCGGGTCAAGTCGCGTCTCAGACACCGGCCGGCTGTGCAGTTGGTACTGGCTGTCCCACTCGTTGAGCGTCTTGCACTTTCGCCGCCGGTCACCCATCTCGGACGTGGAGAATCGTTCCGGCCATGCATGCCCGGCGTAGCAGTCGATCACGCCGCCCGGTGGCCGCGCGAACGATATCCCATCGCGCGTGAGTCGGTAGTCCTCGCCCTGTACCAGCAGCCGCGCCGGCGCGCCGATGCCGGCGAATACGTGGGTCGGCTTGAACGGCAGGCTGTAGGACGCCTTGTCCGCGCTCTCGATACGATGCTCCTGGTCGAACATCTTGATGGTCAGGCAGTCGGCTCCCATGCGCTCCATTTCGTCGTACAGGCTGTCGTGCGTGTGAGGCGTGCCGATGAACAGTTGCCGGGCTCCGGGCACCATACAGTGCGTCTGCTCGCCCAGGCGCGCGCGCATCTTCTCGCGGGCCTCCGGGTTCTGGATGTTGCGCGGAACCTCGACGTCATCGTTCTGCGCCTCGTCGCATCGGCTCGATGTGATGTTGCTGGTGATGCCCGCGGCCTGCATGCTCGGGTTTCGCTCGTCCTCTGCCCCCGGTACCCAGTAGAACGCGGCCTCGCCCCGGATTCCGGTGGCGAACCGGTCACGCGTCCAGGGGTGGCGCATGAGCACCGACTTCGTGTCCCGGCTCGTCTTGTACGCGGTCTTGTCCTGGTCGCCCTGGTGCAGGATTCGATACGTCGGGTCTTCGTGGTAGCGCCAAGCGTTGTAAATCGCCAGCAGCGTGGATTTGCCGAATCCCCGGAAGCAGCGCAGCACACCGAGATTGCCGCGCGTCGCAAGCCATGCACATGCCCGGATATGGATGACGGGCACCGCCCAGCCCTTGAGTTCCGCCCAGACCAGGAAGAACGCAATGAACCGGACGTCAGCGCTTGCTTGTTGCTCCGGACTGGATGGCACTCAGAATGTCCCTCGCCTGCTTTTCGTACTGCTTGATCTCGCCTTCAGCGTCCTTCTCCGGCGTCTTCGTGTCAGTGCTGCGCGTGTCCCGGTCGCGCAGATCGAGCACGCGCGCCAGCAGTGTGCCGGTCTGGATCGCGTTCTTCTTGTCCCAGTACCGATTCCCGCGCGTGTCCGCATCCATGCCAGAGAGCGGCACGCCTGTTCCGCTCCAGTTGTTCGGGTCGGCTTCTTCCAGGAACACCTCGCCGATCTGCTCGGCGAGGTCTTGGAGTCGGTCGATCTGGTCTTGTCTCATGGCTCAGTCTCCAACGATAGCGCCGAGATCCGGCGCGCGATCCGGCGCAATGTCGCCCGGCTGCCAGTAGTAATCCTGATTCCAGTCCTTCATTGAGCGCGCGCGCATTCGCGAGAGGTAGCCCGGATTCACCGCCTCCTGCGCGTTGTGCATGAACCAGTGATCCCACGCGCCGCGCACCTGCCACAGCCCGACATAGGGCAGTTGCGAGTTCGTCCAGCGGATGCCCTCGGCCAGTGCGTGCGAGTCCTTGCCCTTGGCCGCCTCCCACAGGTTCGTCAGCACGAGATCGCCGGCCAATCCGGCCACCGCGCCACCAGCAGGGCCAAGCACAACGCCGCCGGCCTGCTCGAAGTTGTTCCCGCGCTGCTCGGTCGGGTCTTTCGTCAGCAGATCGCCCATGTAGCCCAGGCCACCGCCTTGCCCCAGCGCCCGCGCCCAGAACTTCGGCTCCGTCATG